TAAGTTTGCGCGTGGTATGGATAGCATCATGAAGGCGACGAATAAAAGTCGTATCACGGTGTTGGTGTCATTAGATAAAGACGATCCTGAATTACTGCAATATCACCGCGTAATGGATCACAATCCCGATCTGCGTGTTATTTGCCTGATAGGCACTTCATACGGTAAAATAGACGCTATTAACCGCGATATGCACACATTACAGGACTGGGATATATTGGTCAACTTTTCCGACGACATGGTGTTTACTGTCGATGGGTGGGATGACATAATTGAGCAACAATTTACTAACGAACCTTTGTTTCTGCATTTGCCAGACGGACATCAGAATGAGAACATCAGCACGATGTCAATAATGAACAAAGCGTACTACAATCAGGACGGCTACATCTACCATCCATCCTATAAGTCATTGTGGTGCGATGTTGAAGCTACGGATGTGGCAAAGTTACGCGGTCAGCACAAATATGTTGACGTTCGCATCTTCAATCATCTTCATGTAGCATGGGGTAAGGCTCAATGGGATGCTTTGTATGAGCGCAACGAAAGCATAACGATTAACATAGGAGACAAAGAAAATTATTTAGCACGTAAAGCATACAACTTTTATGAGTCTTAGTATTTTAATACCTACACTACCTGCTCGACGCGACAACTTTGCAATGTTGCTGCATCACTTACAAGAGCAGATCAGAAACAATAAAGCCGAACACCGTGTTGAGATTTTATTTGACGCAACGCCGCAAGGCAAAATTACCATCGGTGAAAAACGTCAGCGATTAATTGAACGCTCTCGGATGGACTACGTGGTATTCATTGATGACGATGACTGGGTAAGTCATGACTACATCGAAAGCGTTTTACATGGTACAAAATCAAATCCTGACTGCATCGGAATAGTTGGTTGGTATTACGTAGATGGGACGTATCAAAAGCCGTTCCGTCATTCTATTTATTGCGGTCTTGACGATACAGGCAATCCGTATTTTGAAACACCCGAAGAATACAAGCGCTGCCCAAATCACCTTAACCCAATAAAGCGTAGTATTGCTAATAAGTTTCATTTTCAGTTGAGCAACTTCGGTGAGGATACGGACTTTGCGATGCAAATCTTTAACGCAAAAGTTCTACAAACCGAATGGACTATTGATCGAGTGTTGTACTTTTATCGATATCAATCTAATAAATGAAAATAATATCATACAGCCTGTTTGGTTATGGTTCTCAATTTGAGAACTGTTTTAGTTTCAACAGTTATTTACGTGCGTTGCTGTTGTCTATTCGCATGAATAGATTAATTTATCCGGAATTTATTAATCGTGTACATACAGATCAACAAACTTATGACGGATGTCCGATATTAGGTGAATTAGAACGTGCTAAAATTATTCAATGTCATATCATTGCCGAAGCACCTTTGTGTAAGGCTATGTTGTGGCGTTTATTACCTGCATTTGATTGTGATGTGGAATTGTTTTTATGCCGCGACTTAGACAGTCTTACAAGCTACAAAGAACGTCAGTTAGTTGAATATTGGATGCACGGCACAAAGATGTGTCATGCCATTACAGACAGCGTTAGCCACAACATTCCGTTAATGGGTGGTATGGTTGCATTTCGTAGTAAAGAATTTAGAGATTATACGGGATGCGCTACATGGGATCAAATGTTTAACAAATTTGGAGCGTTTAATTTTACAAATAAGGGATCAGATCAAGACTGGTTAAACGCATACATTTATCCCTTAGTAAGTCAACACGGGCGCGATTCCATTGTGCAACACTATCTTAAAGGAATGCCAAATACATACTTGTCCGCATACTTTAACGAAGTGCCTGACATTACCGTGCCGATTGCACATGAACTAAGATCGTCAAACGATTGTACTGGACACATTGGTGCGGCAGGATGGTATGAAACAGCTACTATGAAGTTCTTTGCACAATACCGCGACAGATTTGATGACATTAGAGCAATTGAATCACAATACGCTGACATATTTTATTGGACAAAAGAAAACTCAATATGAGCAACAAACGAACGGTGATATTAAGCACCAATACTAACCCCGACTACATGAGCTACATGCCATATGTAGAACAGGCATGGAACTTGTTAGGATGGGACACGCTAACATATGTTATTAACGACATCGGTGATGAATACGTAAAGAAAAACGATAACGGCACAACGGCTCGTCGTTTATTTATTACATCAGACCGTGAGTTCCGTGAAGATACGTACACGCAAACCATCAGACTGTTAGGTCATCATGATGTTAGTGAGGGTATCGTCATGACTGGCGACATTGACATGATGCCGTTATCTAATTATTGGAATCCAGACACGGACAAATGGACGGTGTATGGTAGGGACTTGACAGGTTACACGCAGCACCCTATTTGCTACATTGCAGCACCGAAACAAATGTGGCAACAATTATTTCCGGAACAAACGACATCCGAGTTATTGCACAAATACGGTCAATTTAGCAAATCACCGCATTTCAACGATTATTGGTTTACTGATCAGGTTATCGCTACCGAGCGCATTACTAATTACTTTGCATTGAATAGAGGCATCGATAACGGATTAGCATTGGGACGTATTGACCGCGCTAATTGGAATAATACAATGCAGCGTGTCGTACAACTTCGCAACGGCATCGACGCGCATATGCCTCGACCATTTAACCTATTTGAAACAGAACGCTGTTTACAAATCCTAAACGACAATATCAATGGACTTTCTTAAAGACGTACACGGTTGGAATAATCACCGTCCTTTACTTTGGTGGGCATTGCAGCATACGAAACAATCTGCATTTCCGATTCTTGAGATGGGATGCGGTGATGGTAGCACACCGTATCTGCAAGAATATGCTAAAAAGCACAAAAAGCAATTAATTAGCTATGACTACGACAAAGAATGGGCGGCTAAGTTTGGAGCAACGCACGTTACAGATTGGGATAGCATAGAACACAATCAGTATAGCGTTGTGTTAATTGACCATAGTCCGGGCGAACGCAGACACATCGACATCGCTAAATTAGCAGACAAAGCGCATTACATTATTATTCACGACAGCGAACCTGCAGCGACTGGTTATATGCTTAACAAAATATGGCATTTGTTCCCGTATCGTCGTGATCTTATAACCGATGGAGCATGGGCAACTATTGTTAGCCGTGTTAAGGTTATTCCTCCTATTAACATAAAAGGCTTTGACATCCGATGATCTACAACCTAACCGAACATACCAAACAAATTAAAGCGTGTACGACTGAAGTCGTGCAGGTGGGATGCACTAACGTTGAACTGCACATGACTTTACTTAACATATGCAGACGACACAAAAAGGTGTTGATAACGTTCTACATGAACGAAACGGAGAAACAAACTTCCGACTATCACGGCACATACCATATACAACGCAAATGGATCAGCGATATTGATCTTAGTAAATATAACTACGTAATAATTAACAAATGATTCATCAACTATACATCAACGCCTTAATCGGAATAGCATCTTATTGGTTTGTAGGTATGACATTAATACCGTCTCAAATCCTGCTCAAATATACCGGTAAGATACACATGAAGCCGTTTACCTGCGAGTTGTGCATGGCGTGGTGGGTAGCCTTAGCCGTTAACATTACGCTATTCTGTAATTTTAGTGATATGAAGTCCATCGTATTAACTGTAATGATGAGCGCGTTTGCTTCGTTTGTTGCCGTTTTGGGAATGGAATTCCATAAAAAGCTACAGCGATGACCGAGCAGCAATACAACTTTTTAGCACCGCACATGGATGCAATTAAGCGATTTAAGTTAGTAGGGCAGGAAGTTAGCACCGCACCGCGTGAACCGATGCGACAGGTGTACATGGAAATATACAAGGAGTTGTTACCACTATCCTGTTCATCCTGCATTAGACATTTATACGAACGAATCAACGAACACATAGAAGAATATGAGCGAAACAGGTAGAGACGAAAAAGGAAGGTTTACCGAACGTAACATTTGGTCGCTAATCAAAAAGAATGTTGGTAGACCGCGTTTGTGGGAAACACCCGAAGAACTTTTGGCGGCAGGTTTGTCCTATTTTGAATGGGCGGATGACGTTTATAAGGGTAAATATGCTGAAGCGGATATGCGTTTGTACTTAGGATTTCATAACCGCACATCTTGGCATGACTACAAACATAATCCCGAATTTGCGAACGTTATATACATATTAGAATCGATTATGGAAGGCGACACGGAAAAGAAATTAATGTGGGCAGCATCGACACAAGGCGCGATATTTAAATTGAAAAACAAATTCGGTTGGAAGGACGAAGTAACCCAAAACCAAAACATAACTAATGTCCAAGCATCTTTCGGTGAAGTTGTACCGTCCGCATCAGAATCAGCAAAAGATTCATGATTCAATAAACGGTAGTAACCACAAATACTACGTGCTTAACATTGGTCGTCAATTCGGTAAAACGATGTTGGCGATGAATCAGCTATTTTATTGGATGTTCAATAATAGCGGCTGCAAATGCGCGTGGATTTCACCCGTTTACAAACAGTCAAAGAAAGTGTTTGAGGAAATGGTGTTGGCATTTGAGGGTACTGGATTAATCGAAAAGAATGCAACGGAGTTAACTATTAAGATCGGCAAATCTTCGCTTCAATTTTTCAGCGCGGAACGTTACGACAACATTCGAGGCTTTACATTCGATTACCTTGTGTGCGATGAGTTCGCGTTTATGGACGAAGCAGCATGGACGGAAGTGCTACGTGCTACTGTCCTTGTCAAAGGTCGCAAGGTGTTGTTAATTAGCACACCAAAGGGAAAAAATCACTTTTATAACCTTTATAACTTGTCAGGGGTTAACGATCAGTACAAATCGTTCCGGATGAGTTCGTACGATAACCCGTTAATCAATCCACAAGAAATAGACGATGCGCGGTTGACATTACCCGACCATGTGTTCAGGCAGGAATACTTAGCGGAGTTTATCGACGGTGGTGCTGGTATCTTTGCTCCAAAGTGGGAAGAGGCTGCAGGTGGCATACGTTTCTTTGCAGGGGTGGACTTAGGTAGAGCGGATGACTATTCTGTATTGTCGATTTTTAACGAGCAAGGCAAACAGGTGTATATTAATCGCTGGAGGCATAACACGTGGGCAAATATTACACGGGAAATAACAACCGTAATTAATCAATTCAACGCACGTGCATTTGTCGAGGTTAACAGT